AGTAAGTATAAGGCAAACACCTTGCTTGCTTATAATAACTGGAAGAACTCTTGGGAAATGAGTGGAGCCAAGCAACAAATTAAACATTTCATTTTTAATCAGGCAAAATACGGCACAGGTTTCGGCAGGACTTATCCCAAGATGATTGAACAGCAAAAGAGAGTAAGGGTTGAGTACTACCCAGGTGAACCCGACAAGGATAAATATGTTGAAAAGCGGATTGTAAAATACAACGGTTTGTGCCGCGAGAGCCTTAATCCCAATCAGGTTTGGTTATCAGAAGCCGCAAGAGTCGGTGATATCTTTTCAGTAGACGATTGGTACTTTGAAAAGGATTTTTCGTGGGATAAATTCCAAGAAACTTTTAAAGGATATAAGAATTTAGATTTAATCACAAAGCAATCATTAACGAAGGACGACGAAGGAAAACTAAAGCATATCACCGTAGGATTCTACGAAAATCAGATAAAAGACCTTTATGTAGTTTGGATACCCGAAATTAAGATTGTTCTTTATTTTTCACCGCTTACAAATGACGACGGGAAATTATCTCTATGGTTTGCGCCTTGGACGCTCCGAGACGATCGAATCCCGTGGGGCATAGGGCTGTATGAAATTATAAAACAGGATTCTGTGTTATACGACAAGTTGTCAAATATGACAATGGATCAGCTTGTTCTTTCAATTTACAAGATGTTCTTTTATAAAGGAACTGACTTACTTGATGAAAATGGCCAGATAAATGTTGGGCCAGGAATTGGCGCACAGGTAGTCGACCCTCAGGCAGTGAAGTTTATGGAAGTTCCTGGACCAGGGGCGGAGGCGTGGAAAGGACTTGAGTTTTTGCAACAAAAGAAGGATTTAAACTCCGGCGTTACTCCACAGCTTTATTCTCAATTTTCAGGCAAGACCTTAGGACAGGATATTCAGGCAAAAGAAGCCGCTCTTGAGCGAATGCACACTCCTCTTGATTACATCTTAGACGCTTTACAGATTGAGGCATATCTTTCACTCTCTTGGCTTAAACAGATTCTTTCAACTCCAGAGGAACTAGAATTTACCGACCAAGAAACTCTAATTGACGCTCTTGGGGAGGCAGGGCTTCAAGAAGAAGAAATCAATGCCTATTTACGGGAAAATCAGGCACGGACAGGCAATGGACTTTTAAATGAAGAAGATACTGGAGAAGTTCAGCAAGTCTTGTCGGTTGATGAGATGGGAAATCCTATAACGATCGAACAGCCAGTAATGCGACAAGTAGCAAATGTTTATCCCGAGCAAAGATACGGAATAGAGCAAGACGACAATGGAGAGTTGATGGAAAGCGAAGACTCAAAGTTTTATAGGTTCGGAGTTCATTTGGGAATTGATAGGTTGAATTGGGAAGGAATGATTAGAATTATTCCTCAGTCGGTATTGGCACCTTCAAAAGAACTTACTAAACGAATGAAGTTAGACCTCTTTAATTTGGTAATGCCAGCGTTAGATAAGATGTTATTACAGCCCCAGTTTATTCCGGTTCTTCTCCCGCCGACAAAACAGATTATTAAAGTATACGAGGAGAATGTCAAGGACTGGTTTGATGAAAAGTTTTTAATGGAGCTTTACAAACAATCTCAAGCACCAAAAGAACCAGCGCAAAAAGAAGAGAGCGTGTCTTTGTCAGTTAAGTTTGAGACTCTTGTGCCCGAGGTTCAGAGTAAATTAATTGAAAAGTATTTTGGTATTAAGATAGAACCTCCTCTTTTTATAAAGGCAGGGCAACCAACATCGCCAGATGTCGGAATAAGTCCGAGTGTGGGTCAACCGCCAGAAGAAACAGAAGAGTTTAGTCCCCTTGTTCCGAGAGGGACTATCGAACCGGGGAAAACAGAGGAAGGGGCAATGTCAGCTGCTATGAGAATTGAAAAATAACTATGGACGAACGCTCAAAAAATCTTCTTAAACTTTTAGTGGATAGTCCGACTTTTGAGGTCTTAAAGGAACTGGCAAAAGAAATGACTTGGAACTGGACAGCCCAGAGACCATCAGGTCAAACAGAATTTGAATATCTTAAAGCGTGTCTTGAAAAAGAAAACAAAATTGACGGAGTTAACGCGTTCATAAGAGAAATTGAATCATATCCTAAAAAATAATGATTAGTGAATTTAGAGAATTTAAGTTTGGAGACAAGGTTAAAATGGTAGTCAACTGGAATGGTTCGGAAGATGTTAAGGATTGTAAAAAGATTAAGTTTGTCATCGGTGAGAGAGGTAAGGAACAGAGTTTTTATATTGACCGAGAAGAGCTTGTATCGTTTATGCTTTTGATGGGGACCGAAAAGGACGCCGAAAAACTTATACCAGAAAAAATCACCAAAGTAACAAGATACGAAACTATTTTAGAGTTTAAGATAAAAGCATCACACAATATTAAAAAAGGAGACGAATTCACCGTCCGCGCACCGCATATTGTTAATCTCCCAGTAAGTGAAGATGTTTTTAAGGGATCGCTTAAAAGAACTCCTTCGCCGTCTGGGATATTTAGACCACAACAACCTACGATTATAACTAAATAACGAAAGGCGGTGAACAAATGACAAATAAAGAATTGGAACAAAAAGTTAAAGAATTAGAAGAATTGGTATTGAGAATTGCCGAGGCAATACCAAAAAAAGAAGAAAAACCACAGCCAGCACAGCAAGTAAATCTTCCTCCCGAGAAAGTCGGAAAGATATACTTTCCTCCACAATGGAGAGCAAAGATTGACGAGATTTTAGGCAAGAGTTTTGAAGCAGATGCGGAAACGGGAGCGAACGGGGACTACTTGATGAAAGTTTATATGCCCGAAGGAGTTGAGCGCCGTCCAGGAGGAGAACGGACAGGCAGAGACCTTTCACAGGCAATAGTCCGAAGAGCAACAGATATGGCTGATGTAGAGAGTTGGTGTAACAAAATCAAAAACAATATCTTATTAACTTATCCTAATTTAAAATTTCCACTATGACATTGAGTTTGCCGTTAAAAGCATTATCCCTTATTAAGTATTTTCTTACTTATAGCGGGGAAAAAGAAATAAACCAAAAAGGCGAAGAAGTAGACGCTACTCGCCGGCTTTCCGGAGAAGAATCTTCACAGCGAAGGCATTTTATGAAGGTTTTTAACCCCGAAGAAGAAAAGTCGGTTGAGAGATTAAACCTTTACTTAAAAGAACATCAGGAAAAGGTTGAAGAGAAACGAAAGGGGTTAAAGGAAAAACTTGTTAAAGAGGAGACTGAAAAAGATGAGGATTATGAAAAGAGAATAAATATTACGCTTGATTCCGATCCAGAACTTATAGCGTCCACAAAAGAAGCCAACGAAAAGATTAAAAAAGAATATGACGACTTGAAGGTTTTGGAAATTACTGATAAAACTTTTGAAGTTCTTAAAAAGTATTTTAAAGAGTTTGGCGAGAAAGTAGGCTTTAAGCCTGGGGACGACGAGGCAGTAGAAAAGTTAGAAGAAGTATTAAAATAAGCACTTTAACAAATAGACGAAAAACTGCGGGGACTTAGAAGTTTCTTTTGGGAACTTCAAGGCAGTAGTTTGCTTCTCCGCAGTCTATTGTCTTAAGTTCTCTGAAAAAACTTCCAAGTCCTCTGGGAGTTTTTTTGTTCATATCTTGGTTACTTCATCCAAGGGAAAAAAGAAGGGAAATTATGAACGAAGAATTACAAGAGGAAACCACCCAAACCGAAGAGGAACTTATTCCTTTGGTGGGTGAAGAGGAAGGAAAAGAAACCGAACCCGAAAAGGGCGAGGAGGAGAAGGAAACTCCATCGGAATCTTCCACCGAAGAAAAACCTGAAGAAGAAACTGGTTCAGACGAGGACGCGACCTCGGTAAAAAGCGAAGAACCAGTGGAAACTAAAAAGGAGTGGGAAGCGGAAGGATTACAAAAAGCAAAAGATAAACTTTTAGAAGATATTGAAGCGCTCCGTCTTGAAAAACGGGCACTTAAAGGAGAACCAGAAAAACAGGTCTTTGTAGATAAAAAAGAACCTGATTTAACTGACGTTGCTCCTGCGGATGTTGAATTAGTTGAGAAAATTTTGAAGGCAAAAGGTTATGTTCGCAAGGATGATTTTCAAAATCTTACTTATTCCGAACAAATTAAGGCTGAACAAAACTCTTGGCTTGAAAAACATCCGGAGTATCTTCCTAAAAATGACCCTGGCGATATTCGTTGGGGAGAATTATCTGAAACTTTTAATCGGTATTACAAAATGCCGAGTAATCCGCGAGAAATGGGTAAGATTCTTGATTTAATCCATTCTCAAATCGCTCGTCCTTCACTTCCTAAGAAATCTTCGGCTCAAGTTGCCGCAGTTAAGGAGAAACTAAAAGTTACTTCTAAATCTTCCGGTGGCGGAGCGAAGTCTTCTATCAGAAAAAACTCGTCCGGAGTTGACCGAAGCGTTTTTAAAGATTTTTCTGATGAAGAGTTAGAAGAAATGGGCGTTTAAAAAAAATAACTTTACACTTATGGCATTTCGTCTTAAGAGTGGGTTTCCTGAAAATTTTACCATTGAAGTCCCTGTTACCGCTGGTGTAGCAATCGCAGAAGGCGATTTGCTCGACATCAACGGAAACGTTCTTCAACGTGCCACATCTTCAAGCACGATTCTTACAATAATTGGCGTTGCCGCAGAGACTATTTCTACTGCTGCTACCTTAATCAAAGTTATCCCTGTTTGTCAGGGACAGATTTGGGAAGCAGATTGTACAAATTCTACGGCGAGTAACCAATTATTTGAATCTTGCGCATTGACAGATCACGGCCATCTTTCAAACACCAGTTCTGATGTAACTGGTCCAACGGCTGTGTTTTTGCCATTTGCGATTACTGGTACAACTACAATGCTCGGGGAATTTACTCGCGTACAATCAACAACTGCTTAATTAAATTAACACTACATATATGGGTTCTGCTCCACTTACACTTTCGCAGGCCGCAGACGCTGTAGATGTAAGTATTCAAAAATACTGGCTCAAAGATAAGCAAGAAAAAAAAGAATACTTTCGAAAATTCTACAACGTTACTACTGGTGTTACGGACTTATATTTAAAAGATTCTGGCATTTCCGGTCTCGGTGAGACTGATGAAATGGTGGAAAATGCGACTATTATCGCTGAGGTTCCAGTCCAGACTTTTGATAAGACGTACACACAAGCGGCTTTCTCAAAGATACTCTCTTTTACATGGAAGATAAACCTAGCCCATGTCTTCCGCCTAGGTAACTAGGGCAATAAAAAATCCGTAAATTCGGTGAAACTCTGAAATAAAAAATCAGACAATACCGAGCCAAGCCCAGAAATGGGAAGGTGTAGAGACTAGAGACGGAACTCCCAAGTGGGATGAAGGTATAGTCCGAACTCTGACTATAGATAAAATCAGAGAAATAGGCAGAAATGGCCTATTCGTTCATTGATAAATTAGAGATAAGAGGTGGTATAGAAATTCTTTTAGAAAGATGTTCAAATGCTTTGTGCTCATTATTTGAAGGAAACAAATATAGATTTTGAGGATTATTGTTAGTACGATTTCCATCAATATGATGTATAACTTCTTTTTGTAAAAGTTTTCTACCAAGACATTTTTCAGCGATTATACGATGTTCAGGAATATATTTATGACCATTTTCATAAATAACAATATATCCGTTGACAATAGTCTTTCCGCCTTTCCAACGATGACATTTTTCTCGTTTCATTCCTTTTGAACCGACTGGATGTTTAATAAAGTTAAACTTTTTAACCCAAAAATCAATGGTTTTAAAATTAACTTTACACATTTTAGCAATTTTACGAAGAGAAAAATGTTGTCTCACATAGTGTTTTTTAAGCCATTCTCGGTTTGAATAGATTCCTTTTGAATAGTTCATAGAAGTTTAAAATTACACATTATATCTCTACTTTACCAAAGAATAGTAACAAAGTCAAGGTGGCAATACGGCATTAAGAAAAGAGATGTTACGAGAATCGTAAGCGCGTTAAAAATTGCCGCTTACACAAACAGAGAAAATAGATTAGCTCGCTATATGGATGCTGGCTGGTTGACTTCTCATACCTACACCGATGGTCAAGGTGCACACACAGTTACGGGAACTGGCGGTGATTCTTGTGCTTTATACACTGCCTCTCACACCCGTGAAGATGGCGGGACAGCGTGGTCAAATATCGTGAATGACGGTACAACCGCAAATATGGTCTTGGATTATCCAGGCCTTAAAGCGTTGTATCGCATTGCGTCTTTGGTCAAAAATCCAAAAGGAATTGTATTTCCGGTTAATCCAGACAGGATTATGGTGAAACGCGGAACAACTGCCGCTTTTCGAGCAAAAGAAATTCTTGGGGCTTTGAAAAATAACAAAATCCCAGGTGAATTTTCCAATGACGGAGCCGCGATTGAAGCTTTTGAACTTGTGGAAAATCCTTTCCTCTTGGGTACTGGCGACGCAACTTCTACTACGAACTTATCCTCGGCGACAGATTGGCACGCGGTTGATTCTTCAATGATTGGTCCAGAATATGGTCTCCAATATTTTGAATCATTCCCAGCCAGACTTGATGACCAAAACATTGTGTACAAAACGAAGGAAATTCAATACTCCGTTATGCACGCTTATGCGTATGGCCATAATGACCCGAGAATAAACTTTGGTTCAACTGGTGCTAATGCCTAAACATTAGAGAGTTCCCGACAAACTTTTAATTAATAGGGAAACCTTATGTCGGTTCCTTAGTTGGAATGTTTCCCTAATGAAATTATTATGCCAACTTTGAATGCGCGTAATTATTCAGGAGTTCCTGGACTTAATGTCCGCGAAGCAAATGGTTGTATTCGTTTTGAAACTCCTTTGATTACGCCGACTACGACTTCTGGTGAAAGGTTGATATATGTTAATTCGTCAAATAATCTTATTTTTGATAGCGGTGCGGCCACTTATATCTTAAATGGTGGTGGCTCTGGTGTGTCAACTTGGGATGGTCTCTATCTTTTGGATAAGACTCTGACGATTAACTCTACAACTCTAACCTTTGCTGGAACACACGCCACAAACGATGTGTTTACGGTTACAAACGCCTCTGGTTCAGGTGATTGTATCCAAATTACAAATTCAGGAACTGGCTATGATATTGAAGGCACTTCTGGTCTTTGGTATGTAGCAAAAACAGGCGATGCTGATTTCTTATCTTGTACTGTTGGTCTTGGTACTGCTGATGGTGTTATCACTTCACTCGGTGCATACGACTTGGTTCTTGAAACAAATGATGGAACCAACTCTTCAAAAATGACCATTACCGATGCTGCTAATGGCGCGATTACTTTTGCGATGAACGGCACGGGTAAAGTAGTCATTTCGGGTACGACAGAAACAAATACTTCATTTCAGGTTACCAACGGCGATGCGGTTATCTCTGATGGTTCTCTTACGATTACCGATGATGATAATGCTGCAGCTGTTTCAGTCACTACGACTGGAACTTCAAATGCCATTACGGTTGTCGCCGATTCTGTTGCGACTGGTAATGTCGTTGATATCAACGCTGATGGTTTAACAAGCGGGTATGCTCTTCATATTGACTCTTCAAATGGCGCGAGTTTCTCAACTGGCGGTTATTTGGAAATATATGATGGATCTGCTTCTTGCTTTACTATCGCAAGATATGGTGCGACAGTTATTGCCGGTACTGCGGTTGGGACAGCTTCCTTGACATTGACTACTGGTGATTTATCAATCGCCGATGGTAATGTTGCGGTAACTTCTACAAGCACAAGTGATGTGTTTTCAATCACTGATGATTCACTTCTTGCGAATAATGCGTTGATAGTAAAAGGTTCTGGCGCGTTCACTGGTTCTACTACATCATCCTTTGTCGCAATTACGCCAACTGGTCTTTTGACTGGTACTGCTCTTTATATCGCGACTGCGGCGGCTACTACTACTTCAATCTGCGTTGATATTACAACCTCAACAACGACAGGCACTGTGATGAGACTTGTTGATACCGGCGTACAGACTGACGCAGCCACAACTGGCGTATTGACGATGGTTTCTGACTCTGCGACCACTGCTGGTGCGACAGCTGGAAGAGGTCTTGTATCTCTCTCTGCCGACGCACTTACAACTGGCACTGGAGTGGATATTACTTCTACTTCAATTACCTTTACGACTGGGCAACTTTTAAACGTTTCCCATATTTCAGGTAGCATAACGGGAACTTTAAATTGTACTACGACTGGTATTGTGGCGGTTGACGCTTCCAGAACAGTTACCACTGGTACTGTGGCTGATGATTATGACCTTGGGTCATTTATCAGAACTCAGATTATTAATGGTGCTGGTTCTTTCTCTGCGGCTGGTGCGGTTGTGTATGTTCAGAACGTAACTACAAATACCTCTGGCACGATTACAGATACTGTTAAAGGTATTGAAGTTGCGATGGACGCCGATGGGACTGGTACTGGCGTACAAATTACTCACGCCAATGCTGGCAATGCTCTTGCCTTTGATATAGTCGCTTCTCAGGTTACGGCAACATCTGGTGTAATGAGACTTACTGCTAACTCCTTAACAACAGGTATTGGCGCAAGTTTTGTCTTGAACGGTTTGACAGAAGGTCAAGGCGTGAAAATTGCCTCTACTTCTACGGGAGTTACTACTGGTTCACTTCTCTTAGTTTCTACTGGTACAACTGGTGCGGTAGCGACTAACGGCGTGGTCAAGTTTGTTGCTACTGGGGCGCATACTTCCACTTCAAATTGTGGCTTTGTTCACGTTGCTGATGCCACGGTTACTGGAACAGTAATGGATATTGCTTTCTCCGGAAATGTTACCACTGGTGTTGGTTTATATATTTCTGATGGTTCGGCAGTATCTATGACCTCTGGTTCTCTTTTACGGGCGACTACGGCAACGACCGGAGCTGTAGCGACAAATGGTGTTATCTCAATCCGCGCGAGTGGGGCTTATACCTCTACTTCAAACGCTGGTTTGTTAGATGTCGCCGCCGCTGCTACGACTGCCGGTACGGTGTTTAATCTCGCTGGCAATGCCTTGACGACAGGTTATTTAATGAACCTTTCGGGAACTGGGGTCTATACTGGCACGGGTTTAATCACCTTAACAGCTACGGGTGCTACTACTGGCACTATCGTAAATGTTTTGGCTCTTGGTCTTACAACGGGTACAGCGATTAAGTGTTCGGATAACACTGGACTCACTTCTGGTGCTCTCTTAGACTTAAGGGCTAATTCTTCAAACACTGATGCGTCGTCTATCGCCTATATTGAACAGACTCACGCTTCAGCGTTAAACAGAGTTCCGTTGAAAACGAAACAAGTCGCTCCGACTTCAACGAACTACTACAAAGCCCAACAGATTGTCACTGCAGTGGGTACTTGGACACTCTGGGTTGGCAATGGCACAAATTCTCCAAACGGTTCTCTCTCGGGAACGGCAGGAGATACTTGCGTAAATTGCGACTCGGGAAAGTCTTACTACTGCACTGGCACGACAAACTGGACTGCGTACTAAAGATTTAATTCTTACTTGCCTCCTCTCTTACTCACAACAGGGGGGAGGAGGCAAGAACTAAATACAAAAATATGTCTCGGATGAGCAATTTACATTATTTAAAAGCCTTCA